TCCAGCCGACGCCGGTTCCGGTGTTGGCGAAGAACGCGAACTCGACCGATCCCGCCGTCACGGACGACGGCAAGCCGGTCATCGACGACGCCACCGGCGCGCCGATGACAGTTGGTGGGGTGGCGTCCTCGCTGATCGCTGAGGCGAAACGCAAGGCGGAGGGGATGCAGGCCGAGATCGACGACCAGCTGACCGAGGCGCATTACCCGCTCAAGGCAAGAGCAGCGATCAAGCAGGCGGCGATCCTCGGCACCGGTGTTCTGCGTGGCCCGATCGTCGTGGGCAGGACGCGCAAAGCGTTCAGCAAGCAACGCCGACCGGTGTTGGCAGAGGACGGCACGCCGGTCGTTGACGAGACCGGACAACCGCGGACGGAGACGTACTGGGGCCTGAAGGTCGTCACCGACCCGCGCCCGAGTGTGGAGCAGGTCGACGTCTGGAACTTCTACCCGGACATGTCGGCGCTGAACTTCAAGGACTGCGAGTACACGTTCGAGCGCATCCCGAGGACGAAGAAGCAGGTTCTGGACCTGAAGAAGGACCCGAACTACCTCGAGGAACAGGTCGACGAACTGCTGCGGCAGGAGCCCGGCTCGTTCTCGGTGGCGGCGGACAACCTGAACCTGATCCGCCAGATCAGCGGCTCCAACACCGTTGCCGAGGACAACCGCTACGAGTGCTGGCGCTACGAGGGGCCGATCAAGCGGGAGTACCTGGAGGCCTGCGACATCGAGTGCCCCGGCGACGAGACGGCGGACCCGTATGGGTGCGTCGAGTTCTGCGGGCCGATCGTCATCAAGGCGTACCTGAACCCGCTCGACAGCGGGGAGTTGCCGTACTCGCTGTTCACGCTCGAAGAGGACGAGACGTGCATCTTCGGCTTCGGCGTGCCGTTCCTGATGCGCGACCCGCAGCGCGCCGCGAACAGCGCGTGGCGGATGTTGTTCGACAACTCCGGGCTGTCGACCGGCCCGCAGTTCATCGCCAACAAGGAGTTGGTGACGCCCGCTGACAACAAGTGGGAGATGACGCCGAACAAGATCTGGCTCGTCACGGACAAGACGGTCAACGTCAACAACGTCTTCGCCCAGTTCCAGCCGAACAACAACCAGCGCGAGCTCACTGCGATGCTGCAGGACGCGCTGCGGTTCATGGACGAGACGACGAACCTACCGCTGATCGCGCAGGGCCAGCAGGACCCGCGCGCGCAGCAGGGCACGAAGACGGCGCAGGGCATGGCAATGCTGATGAACGCCGCCAACGTCGTGCTGCGGCAGTCGGCCAAGGCGTGGGACGACGGTGTCACCCGGCCGATGGTGACGCGGTTCTACCACTACAACATGCAGTTCTCCGACAAGGAACACATCAAGGGCGATTACGAGGTCGACGCGCGCGGCTCGTCCGTGCTGCTCGCCCGCGAGATCCAGGCCAACAGCCTGATGCTGATCGCGATGAACTTCGCCGCGCACCCGATCTTCGGGCCGATGACCAAGGCGGCCGAGCTGTACCGCAAGCTGATCCAGTCGCACCACCTGTCGCCGGACGAGGTCGTCATGACCGACGACGAGATCAAGGCGATTCAGGAACAGCAGGCGCAGTCCGGGCAGCAGGAAGACCCTCGGCTGGTGCTGGAGCGCGTGCGCGGCGAGATCGCACTGCAGAAGTCCGAGTACGAGCGCCAGACGATCATGCTCAAGGAGCAGTTGCAGCGGCAGAACCTGCTGATCGAACTCGCCTCCGACGAGCGTATGACGCTCGAGCAGTTGAAGGCTGAACTGGCCAAGGGCCAGATGAAGATCGAAGGCGATCTGGCACTGCAGACGCAGGAGGCCAACATCAAGGTCGCCATGGGCACTGGCCTGTGATCGACACGAAAAGCTCCGACTGGGCGCACATCCAGCAGTACGCGCTCCGCCGGATCGGGGAGATCAACAAAGAGCTTGCCAAGCACAGGCTCGACATGGCTGACACCGAGTTCTCTCGTGGTCGGCTTGAAGAAATGGAGGCGCTGCTGAGGCTCCCGCAGAAGATGCAGGAGCAACCAGTGGCCCCTCAAGATCCTTACGACGAGGACACCGATGAGTGATGTAGAGACGGCCCCCGAACCGGGCGCCGCTTCGGATGATTTCGAGGCGGCATTCAAGGAACTGAGCGCCCCGAAAGAAACGGCAGAACCGCCGGCCGATCCTCCGGCGGAAGACCCGCCCGACGATCAGCAGCAACCCGAACCCACCGCTCCCGCAGAGCCCGAGACCCCGCCCGATGGCGGGGTTTCTGCTTCTGAGGGGCCGGAAGACGAGATCAACCAAGCGCTGTCCGGCCTCGGCGAGGAACAGCGCAAGGCGATCGAAGCACAGCTCGCGGAAAGCCGCCGGCTGCAGAAGGAACTCGACACCCTCCGGAGCCGCAGGAGCACCGACCTCGGTCGTATCCGCGCTCTGGAGAGAAAGCTGCAATCGACGCCGCAGGTTGAAGCGCCGTCCGTTGCAGAACAGCAGCAACAGCAACAGCGCAGAGAGAAGTTCGAAAAGCTGCGCCAGGATTATCCCGACATCGCCGCCGCGATCGAAGAGCAAGTCACGGCCGCGCGGGAAGAGAGCCAGGGAAGTGTCCGCGAAGCGGTCGCTCCCATCATCGAAGCTGAGCAACAGCGCCGGCACGAATCGGAGATGGCCGCACTACGTGCCGCCCATCCGAAGTTCGAAGAAACCGTCAACGACCCGAAGTTCAACGACTGGTTGTCGGCGATGCCGCACGCGGTTCAGCAGCTGATGGGGAGCCCATACGCCGCCGACGCCAAATGGCTGCTCGACGAATACGTCAAGGCGACGACGCCCGCAGCGCCGCCGCCAACCCCCACACCGCCGCAGGCCCGACGCGTCGACCCGCGTCTGCAGCGCGCGATCGAGCGCCCTCGCAAGACGGCTGCCTCCGTGCCCGCAGACCCGGACGACTTCGACGCGGCCTTCGAGCAGTTCTCAAGGAATCGAAAGAGGTAACCCATGACTACCGAATACGGCGACATCTCGCCGCGAGTGGCCGCGTATGCGGCTGTCAAGATGCTGGAGCACGCCGAGCCGGTGATCGTCATCGGCAAGTTCGGCGACATGAAGCCGCAGCCGAAGAACAAGTCGGATCAGGTGAAGTTCCGCCGTCCGGTGCCGTTCGGCGCGGTGACGACCCCGCTCGTTGAGGGCATCACGCCCACCGCCCAGGCGTTCTCCTACGAGGACGTGAGCTGCACGCTGCTGCAGTGGGGCGCGTACACCGAGATCACGGACAAGGTCGAGGACCTGCATGAGGACCCGGTCCTCATGAACATGTCGGAGCTGTCCGGCGAGCAGGCCGCGGAGACGATGGAATCCGTCGCCTACGGCGTGATCAAGGGCGGCACCAACGTGATCTACGCGAACGGCTCTGCCCGGACCGACGTGAACTCGATCCTGACGAAGTCGAAGCTTCACGCCGCAGTGCGCGCGCTCAAGGCGCAGCGTGGCAAGAAGATGACGAGCATGCTCGACGGCTCGCCGGACTTCTCGACCAAGCCGATCGAGAGCGCGTACATCGCGTTCTGTCACACCGACTGCGACTACGACATTCGTGCTCTACCGGGCTTCACGCCGGTGGCGGAGTACGGCTCGCGTCAGGCGCTGGGCCCGGAAGAGCTGGGCTCGGTGGAGGACGTGCGCTTCGTCACTTCGCCGATGCTCGACTCGTTCGCGGACGCGGGCGGTACGGCATCGACGAACAGCACGAAGTCAACCACGGGCACCAGCTCCGACGTGTACCCGATCATCGTGGTCGCCAAGCACGCCTACGGCCACGTGCCGCTCAAGGGTTCCAAGGCCATCAAGCCGATGGTGCTGAACCCCAACACGCCGCGCGGTGGCGACCCGCTGGGTCAGAAGGGCTCCGTGGCCTGGAAGGCTTGGTACAACGCGGTGATTCTGAACCAGGCCTGGATGCAGCGAATCGAGGTCGCGGTTACCGACCTGTAAGGGCTCGGCATCGACTGAGAGGGCGCCTTCGGGCGCCCTCTTCGTTTTCACGCCGGCCGCATTCGCCGCCGGCACATCGGAGAGGTACATGGAACTGGAAGGCAAATCCAAGGACGAGCTGATCGAGATGTGCGTGGAGCGCAGCATCGCGCTGGACGGGAACGAGCGCGTCGACACGCTGCGCAACCTGCTCAAGAAGCGCGCCGAGGACGCGAAGAAGGTCAAGGAATTCCGCCCGCCGAAGCTCTCGGGCAAGAAGGCGGTCATCAACGTCCACCGCAGCGACGACACCGGCCCCGCAATTTTCGTCGGACTCAACGGTGTCGGGTACCGGATCGAAACCGGCAAGGACGTGGAAGTGCCGATCGAGCTGGTCGGCGTGCTCAACGACGCTCGCCAGCGCCGGTATCGCATGCACGAGAACGGCAAGGACATGATCGGCACTGACGTGCTGACGTATCCGTTCAGCTCGCGCTCGGCCTGATGGCCACCTTCCTCGAACTCGCGCAGGCGCTCCGGCGCGAGGCGGGCGTGCCCGGCACCGGGCCGACCGCCATCACCGGAGAGGTCGAGGAGTACATGCGCCTGATCACCTGGATCAAGCGGGCGTGGACCGAGATTCAGGGGCAATACCCGACGTGGAAGTTCATGCGCCGTTCGTTCGAGTTCACGGTGGCTGTCGATCAGACCGGCATCACGACGGCAACGGCCGCCATCACCGACCTGAAGCGATGGGATGCGTCGAAGGACAAAAGCTTCGTCAGCTGGCCATCCACGGACACCACGCAGAAGCGGCGCATGCAGTACCTGCCGCAAGCCGAGTTCGAGGATCTGTTCGCAACGACGACGTATCCGGACGGGGCGCCGTTCTACTTCACGATCGACGACTACACCAAGGAGCTGAAGTTTCCGATCACGACGGACAAGGCCTACAAGATCAGCGGGCACTACTACAAGACCGCGCAGGTGTTGTCCGCCGCCTCGGACGAGCCGTCGATTTCCAGCGACTACCACGACGCCATTCTCTACCGCGCGCTGAAGATGTACGCCGCGCACGAAGAGGCTGTGAACATCTACGCGGACGCCGCGGAGAAAGACCGGTACTGGACAAACAAGCTCGTCAACGAGCAACTGCCCGACCTGTACCTCACTTCTGCCTCGCTCGACTCGCTGGTTGACGAGTAATGCGCACGGAGTATTTCCCGCTACGGGGCGGCCTCGACCTGGTCTCCTCGGCGCTGACCATCAGCCCGGGTTCTGCATTGCACATGCTGAACTACGAGGTGGATGTCAACGGCGGGTATCGGTCCGCTGCGGGGTACGAGCGTTTCGACGGTCGGCCAAAGCCGAGTGAAGCGACGTTCACCGGCATCGGGTTCTCTGCAAACACCACGGGCGCGGGTGCGGTGGATTGGACAGCGGGGGTTGCCGTCACCGGCGGCACCAGTGGCGCAACCGGAACGATCACCGCTGTAGTGATCCGGCCGCCTGGCGAGACGGCGTACATCAACGAACCATTCGGCACCTACGACGCCTCGACGGCCTACGTCGGCGTGATGACGTTTGCGTCCGTGACAGGAACGTTCGTTGACGGGGAAACCATCACCGGCGGCGATGGGCAGACCGGCACGCTGACCACAGCGCCGCTGTCGAACTACGCACTCACTGCTGCTCAGGAGCTGACCTCATTCGATGCCGTGTGGGACGCGCGCCGCACGGTCATTGCCGCGGTTCCTGGGTCAGGCGCAGTGCGGGGCGGTTTTCGCCACGGCGCCGATGTTTTCGCCTTCCGCGATTTCGATGCCACGTACAAGAAAATGTACAAGTCGACCACCTCGGGCTGGACTGAGGTGGCGCTGGGCAACATCGTCAACTTCGATGCCGGCGTCGTCGAGATCAAGGTGGGGGACACGATCCAGGACCCCACTGCCGGTACGGGCACGGTCAAGGCCGTGGTGCTTCAGAGCGGATCGTGGGGCACCACTGCGGCCGGTTACATCATCTACACCGGCTCAGCGACATGGGGCGACAACCAGGACATCGACGTTGGCGGTGTTCTGTATGCAACCTCCAACGGCGCAAGCTCCGCGCAGACCCTGCTCAAGGGCGGCAAGGTCGAGTCGATCCTGCACAACTTCTTCGGCGCGACCGGCACGCGCAAGACCTACTTCGTCGATGGGGTCAACACCGCGTTCGAGTTCGACGGCACGACGCTGGTCCCCATCAAGACCGGCATGACGACGGATACCCCGACACACCTCGCCGCGTATGCGGGCCGGCTGTGGCTGGCGTTTCCGAAGGGGTCTCTGCAGTACTCCAGCGTGAACGGCCCGCTGACCTGGAGCCCGCTATCTGGCTCGAGCGAGATTGGTGTGGGGGACGAAATCACG